AGAGATTTCTGAAATTAGTAAACTTCAGCAGAATATTTTGGTAAGCACCTTAAAGTTTCCAGAATATTCTGTAAAAGAAAAACTAACTCATGTTTCTCTTCTTCGCAATCTTTTAGAAAAACAAAAAATATTGTACACAAGGTTATCCCTTTCAGACGATCCAGATGCAAAGGAACTCATGGAGCGTATGATTCATACTGCTCGCATGATGGGACTTCCAATAGATGTGGATATCCGAGAAATGTTTTCGTTTCTTGAAGAACGCATTAAAACTATGGAGAAAGCACTTGACAATCCAGAATTGATCTGATATAATAAAACTGATCCTAATCAAATCACGCAAATACCCTAATTCTATGTCATTTTCTGACCTAAAAAAACAATCTTCTCTCGGTAGCCTTACGGCTAAATTGGTGAAAGAAGTGGAAAAACTTAATTCCACTGGTTCAACTGCAGATGAACGTCTTTGGAAACCTGAAGTTGATAAATCTGGTAATGGATATGCCGTTATTCGGTTTCTTCCTGCCCCAGAAGGTGAAGAACTTCCATTTGTAAAAGTTTATTCTCATGCATTTAAAGGTAGTGGTGGATGGTTTATTGATAACTGTCTGACCACATTGGGACAAACCTGCCCCGTATGCCAAGCAAATAGTCTTCTGTGGAATAGTGGATCTGATTCTAACAAAGAAATTGCTCGGAATCGTAAGCGTAAACTTTCTTACTATTCTAATATCTACGTTGTAAAAGATCCAGCAAATTCTGAAAACGAAGGTAAAGTATTTCTCTTCAAATATGGTAAAAAGATCTTTGATAAGATTCAAGCCGCAATGAAACCCGAATTAGATTCAGAGGCATATGAATTTGAAGATGAAGATCCAATTAATCCCTTTGATTTCTGGCAAGGAGCTAACTTCAAGTTGAAGATCAAGAATGTTGCTGGATACTGGAATTACGATTCTAGTGAATTTATGAAACCTTCTCCACTTCTTGAAGATGATTCTGCTATGGAAGCACTTTGGAATCGGGAATATTCTATTGCAGAATTTCTAAATCCTAGCAATTTCAAAACCGCTGAACAAATTCAAACTCGGTTAAATAAAGCTCTTGGACTTGCTGGCAGCCAGACCCCTGTAGATGAGTCTCTAGAGGACGAAGAAGAATTCCGGTACACAGAGTCCAAATCTTCAGCAAAGCCTTCTACAGACGACGAGGACGATGCCCTGAGTTACTTCCAGCGTCTTGCTGAAGATGACTGATTAAGAAGTTCTAGGATTAAAAGTTTTGAGAGTCTTAGTGTTGTAAAATTCACTAGACTCTCTTTCGCTTATGTACAAAGTTTGAAGATCCTTTTCAACTGTATTAATATATTCTGGACGCAGAATCAAGATATTTCTTTTATCATCGTTTCTACGAATTTCATTTTCAAAATATGAAACTGATATTACATCTGCAGTATTTTCAATTAATTGACCATAATCTGAATAGGTAATTATAAAATCAGAGTCAACTACAATTCCTTCTGGCATTATGATATTTCCAGAACTATCTCTGACCAATCGGGTTTCGTAATGATGAATTTGACTTAATTCCTGCGGAGTATATTTTTCTGTAATGTAGTTATTTAAATCGGATTGGCTCATTGGCCAATCTGTTCTTATATTTTGAATTTCATTTGTTAATAAAATCAACCAATCGTAGAAAGAATCGCCATAAATTTTCTGAGAAACTGTATCTGGGCGATCATCTCCAACAATTTTATATCTCTCAAACGCAGTAAAAATATTAATTAAATCATCTCGGATTTTTGCACGTTTAAATAAATTTTTAATTAATGTATAATCCTTTGATGAAGTTCTTTCATTCCTTAAAGTTGGATATAGTAGATCTGGTATTTTGCGAAAGTATGACATTAGAATCCTACATCGTCTGAGTAAGTTATCGCACCATTCTCCATATATTGATTTGCAAATATAGGAGTTAATTCTGTAAAGGCTAAAGATATAGTAGTAGCAGTTGGATGAGAATCTTCATATGCAGACCATCCAATACCATCTGGAGTATGATCTACTTGCATTCCAACCAATGCACAAATTTTTGGTTGAGGTAATGCAGTATTTCTTGTTGATCCAGATTTCATATATTCAATTTTGAAAACATTTGGAGTTTCCATAAAAATTGAACCACCATTATCTTTATTTGAAATTGATGGTAAAGAATTTACTTTAAAAAATCTAATTATTTTTCGGATTCGGCTACTATCGCCATCATCTCTTGGTGTCAATTTCCAAGCAAAATCAAAAGCTCTAATTTTTGGTGCTCGGAATAACATTTCTGCATTATTATTTACAACTGATCCAGTTGATCTGGCTAAAAGATCTTGAGGATTTACTTGAGATCGTAATGGCAACTTATTGACGGCAGCAGCTACAACATCAGAAGTAATTTGTCTTCCTAAACTTCCAGATGCTCCAAGAACAACTCCTGCTCCAATAGCTTTATTCACAATGCTTTCTCCTGGAATAAGCCCAGTAAGTGCTGCAGAAGTAAGAAGTTTCCCTATAGGTGTATTAACATCAAGAACTCCTGATGCTGCAGCAGCTAATCCTAATCCTAAAGCATTTACATTACTCACACCCCATTCAGCTTGTACACCATCACGAACAGAAAGGGGCATTGGTAAAATTACTCCACCATAATATTCATAATTTTGTTCAAGAAATGAACTTAAATTTCCTCCTTGATTTAATGAAGTAATTCCTCTGGATAATATAGTTGCAGCAGCAGTTGAACCACCAAGTAAACCTTGATTTGGAGGTTGGTATTTTAAAGCTTTAATTGACAGATAATCTGGTGTTAAGTTAGAATCAGTTCCGGGAGGAAATAAATCTTGTGGGAATATTATTAAATCTTTTGGTTGAACTGCATACTGAATTGGAGTTAAACTATTTAAAAAGGCTTCATTTGGTCTTATCAGAGTTGGTTCAACTTTAGCCAATTCTTTATTTTCGTTTAAAATAGAAGCTTGAACCTTTGCTGATTGGGAATTATATTCAGTTGTTGGAGCTAATATGCTTACAACGTTATCTTTAGTTGATCCTAAACTAACCCAAACTGGATTATTTTGTAAAACTTGTGAATTTTTTTGATTATCTAATACTTGTAAAGCTTCACTATGAGAAAGAACTCTTCCATTATTATCTAAAATAGTAACTATTTTTCCAGAACTTATACTCGTATATATCTTATATACAGTAGCGGGTTGACTACCATTTGGAATAAATATATAATTTTTTGTTTGCAAATCCGCCATTAGGAATTCCAGATTTTATTTACGGGGACTTTTTGATTATATTTATCTAAAAATTCTTCAATTCTTTGTGGAGGATTTACCAGTTCTGAAATTTCACTATCAGGAATCCGATTTATGTTACTAATTTCGGAAAGATAGTACGAATGAAAACATTTTTCCGGAACATTTTGTTGAGATTTTAATAAATTTCTAGCAACTGGAGCACGAATATTTGGGCTTAAGTAGTGAATATTTGCTCCAAGAAATAAAACCTCCCCAGTTTTATACTTACTCATAGTGAGCATGATTGACATTGGAAATATGTCATAAAACTTATATCTTTTTGGATATCTTGGGGAATAATTGAAGAAATAAAATTTTCCAAGTTCTATTCCATAAGTATCTAAATTATCCCGAATATTAAATTCATTTTGTATTTTTCCAAGTTCGGAAAAAATATTAGATCTCCACCACTCTTTACCTTGGAATTTTCCTTTATACTGATACCGGATTAGATCGTTAATCTCAGATAGTACACTCATATTCCTAAATCTTCCTCTGTTAGAATTTTAAATTCCATTATACGATCTTTACAGTATTCTCTTGCAGCTTCCCATTTAGCTTGATTTTTTGCATATTCATAATTTTCAGAAATCCAACGTTTAGTTTTTCTTTTTGGATTTGTATCTGGTGCAACAGTTTGATGCTTAGGCTTAATTTCAAATAAATATTTTTTTATGTCTCCAGTTTTTTCCTTTATTTTTGCATAACAGTCTACAAAGTAGCGATGATATTTTCCATCAATTGGAGATTTATATGGAATTACGATTTCTTCACTATTCCATTCTAAAATATTTTCATTGATATCGCAAAAATTGAAAAATTTCAATTCCCAAGAAGATCTATAAAATACTCTAGTCGGATCTCCTTTATATTTCTTATAGTTTTTGGGTGAAAATTTTCCCTGATAATACATATACATAATATAAGATCTAAAATATTTAGCTAATAGCTAAAATGGCAGCACCTACGGGGTTAAAACTTTACTACACTATAGAACAAGTAAAGAATACTTTTTCTAAAATTGCGTATTCTTCCTACTTCAAAACATCTTTCCCACTCAGCAATAAGGGAGTGGCTGGGGGTTTAGTTGATTGGTTAACTGCGGCTGGAATTTATGATGCGAATGATAATTTTCCTGGATTGGATGCAATTGAATTGTTATGTTCCAATACAATTCTTCCTGGACCAAATTTTAAAACTACAGATACGATTGGAAATCGTCAGGGAGTAATTGAAAAATATCCAATTCTTCGTCAGTTTCCTGAACTTACAATGACATTTTATGTAGATTCAAATCATAAAGTCATCCGATTTTTTGAAGAGTGGTTTAATTATGTAAATCCATTATACAGTAAATCATTAGTAACATCTAGCCCAGAAGGTCAATCATATCGTGAGGCCGGTTCATCTAATTCTTATTATAGATTTAACTATCCTAAGAAATATTGTCAGACAATTCAAATCACAAAATTTGAAAAAGATTTGACAAATACTTATCAAAGTTCTTATCTTACTTATGAATTTGTTCAAGCATATCCCTCCAATATTATTGTTGCTCCAGTAAGTTATCAAGCAAGTGAGATTTTAAATTTCACTGTAACATTCAACTACATTCGGTATTTTACAAGAAATTCCTTACCAAAGGGAAATCCAAAAGTAATTACAGTCGCAGATACTCAAGTTTCAAATTTTTTAAATATAGGATAAATAGTTAAAATTGATTTTATACAATGGCTTTACCAGACAATACTGCACCGACATTTGAACTTACTCTTCCATCAAATGAAAAGAAGATTAAGTTTAGACCATTTATTGTGAAGGAAGAAAAACTTCTTATTCTTGCTTTAGAATCTAAGGATACAGCACAGATTACAAATACAATTAAACAAGTATTATCAAATTGTATTTTGACCAGGGGAGTCAAAGTGGAAGAACTTCCTTCATTTGACATTGAATATTTGTTTTTGAATATTCGTGCCAAATCAATTGGGGAAGCAATTGATCTAATTTTAACTTGTTCTGATGATGGGAAAACTCAAATTCCTGTTACAATTTTTGCAGATGAGATTCAGGTTATAAAACCAGATGACCATAACAATAAAGTTGATTTGGGAAATGGTTATACTATTCAAATGAAATACCCATCACTATCACAATTTATTGAAAATAATTTTGATATTTCAGAAAAATCTTCCGAAAATGTTGATAGATCAATTAAATTAATTACGACTTGTATTGAGAGTGTTTATAATGAGGATGATTGTTGGGTAGCTTCTGATTGTAGTGAAAAAGAACTTATTGATTATGTTGAAAAATTAACTCCAAAACAATATAAATTGATTGAGCATTTCTTCAAAACTATGCCAAAATTGAGCCATACAATCACTGTTATCAATCCAAATACTGAAAAAGAGAATAGTGTCGTTTTGGAGGGCTTAACCGATTTTTTCGGCTGATCTTAGCGAAAGAAGATCTTGAAACTTATTATAAAATTAATTTTTCGCTAATGCAGTACCATAAATATTCTCTTACAGAAATAGAAAATATGATTCCTTGGGAAAGAGAAGTTTATTTAGAATTGCTTAAACAATACATAGAGGAAAAGGAAAAAGAAAAGGCCAATGGATGAACAATCCCCAAAGAGCATAAAAATAAGTAACTTCTTTAATGGAACTCCAGGTTCTACTACAGGAGTTAAAGTAAGAAAATCTACTGACGTTAAAAGTCCTATCTTAATGTCAGGATCTGATTTTGCAGCTATCTTGGGGATTATTCAAACTGAAACTGAAGTAGCACAAGCAGAAAAAGAAAAAGTTTTAGTTTTAAACAAGGAAATAATTAGGGAAAATCAGAAGGATGATCGGGATGCCGCAAGATTACAAGCTTTTGTAAATTCATTAACCTTCCGAGTAAATGATTTAAGTAATCAACTCAGCGGATTTATGAAATTAATATTTAAAGACCTTGAAGACCGAGAAAAAGAAACTAGAAATTACTTGAAGCAGGTAAAAGTTTCTGCAGCAGAAAGGAGTAAAAGAGCATCTTTACAGAAAGTAGAATCTAGTATTTCAGAAGTTTCTGAAGGTGGTAAAAGTTTATCTCAAGGATTTGAGAAAGAAAGATCTGATGAGCAATATATTTCTAAACTTTTTGGAACTGCAGCAATTGCTGCTACTGCATTTGGATTAAATGCTGACGATAAACCTAATAACGAATATATGGGAAAAGATGAAGCTATTTCAAATCCAGTTCAAGCATTGCAAATTTATAATTATTTAATTTCTAAAGGAGTAGAAAAATATCATGCCATTGGAATGGTAAACAATATTTATCATGAATCCTCCTTCAATTCTGGGGCTTATGTAATTGATAGTAATGGTAAGCCTAGTGGCGGATTATTTCAGCATAATGGGCCTAGATTTACTTCTATGGTAAAATATGTTGGAAAGGGATGGCAAAAAAATTGGCAAAAACAAATTGATTTTGCTTTAACTGAGGCTCAATATAAAGAATATCAAGGTAATAAATATACCAGTTCTGAAGATGCATCTGTAGGATTTACACTTATATTTGAAATTCCAGATAATGCCAATTCAGTAGCAAAACAAAGATTAAAAACAATTAAATCTATAGAAAAAATTATAAACAATTCCCCCACAAATAAAGCAAACCCAAATTCTAAATCTAATCAACAAGCATCAGCCGCATCAGCCACATCATCTCCAACTTCGCCATCAATGGCAATGAATACTGAGCAGATAGAACGTAATCCAGAAATGAATCAAATGGCAGCAATGCCTTCTGCAATGCTTTCAGATATTGTATCGGATAGTTCTAAGATTGAACCAACAGCGATTGATAAAAATTTCAATTATTCAACTGAAGATAATGTTCAAATTTTATCTCCCATAATTGCAAATACATCTCAGCCATCTTCACCACCAGATTATGCAGTTGGAACCGAAAGAGTTGCTGATAATTTTGATAATGCTTCTCCATATCCCAGACCAACATATATTCCTGCAGTTGCAATAGCTTTAAATATTGCTAATATGGTTGGATAATGCCTAAATTAAATACTCAAATTTTAGAAAAAAATTTAGTAATTAATTTAACTCGGGTTGGTAATCTGAAAAATTTTATTGTATCGGAAAAAAATGAATATGCAACAAAAGTTAAATTGATATCCCGAGAAAATTCTTTATTAACTGATATTATAAGGAATCAGCAATATGAAGATGATAAGAATCAGCAAATAGAAAAATCAACAATTAAGATACCTGAAAAAATTTCAACCCCCAAAGCAGTTGATAGAAAAAAAATTATCAAAGGTGCAATTTCAGCTAACTTAATTGATTCTAAAAATATAACTCAGATATTAGGTTCAAATTTAGCTCAAGCAATTGGATTAGGTGTTGGATTAGAAGTTGCAGAATCTATACTTCCATCAGATACTTATGAGAATAAAGAACCTTCTACCAGTTTTCGTCCTGATGGATCTAATGGAAGACTTTCAGATTCTCAATTGAAGAATGTTGGAGATGGATTTAAATTGTGGACACCAGCAGCAAATTCATATCTTAAAATGAAAGAAGCAGCAAAAAGAGATGGTGTTTATTTTGAATTGAGTGATGGATACCGAACTTATCAGGACCAAGTGGAAATGAAAAAAAAATATGGAAAAGATGCAGCACAACCCGGAACTTCTAAACACGGTTGGGGTATTGCAATTGATATATCTTCTCCCGGATCAAGAGAATGGATTGTTAAAAATGGCCGTAAATATGGATGGATAAGACCGAGTTGGGCAAGTTGGTTTTATGAACCTTGGCACTTTGAATATATTGGAGAAACTGGAACAACTGTTCAACCAACTAAACCACAACTAAAAAAGGATAAAAACGGATATATAATTCATGATCGTATTAATACGGGAAAACAAATATCATATCTTCCAATTATTAATGTAGATAATACACCCAAAGCAATACCAATTCCACAAAAAGCTCAAGAACCTAATTCCCCATCAATAAATACATTAGCTTCTAATCCATTCTTTATTGTTGCAACTGGATAATGTCTGCAGAAAATATTTACAGTTATAGTGGAATACGAATAAAATTACTTAAAACAACTTCCACTATAAAGGAAATTGATTTTACAAGTAATGCTATAGCTTCTTTTTCGTATTATGAAAATATTTTATCTCCAACTATTCATGCAGAAATTATTTTTGCAGCATCTAATATTTTTGGAAGCAATGGTGAATTTGAATTATATGGTGGAGAAGAATTTGTTGGAGAAATAAAAACTCCAGATTATCCAGATAAAGGATTATCATTTTCTTCAGATAAGGGAAATTCTTTAATCGTAAGAAAAATACAAACTCCCCAAAAGAATTCAAATGTGGGAACATATAAACTTGAATTAATTTCTCAAGAATGTGTAACCAATGAAACTATTCGTGTTCCAAATAGATTTGATGGCCCAGTTCATACAAGTGTAGATAAAATATTTAAACAATTAAAAAGTAAAAAATCTTTAATTGTTAATGAACCAACATCAAATAATTATAATTTTATAGCTAATAACAAAAGACCCTTTGATATTTTTACTTTACTTTGCCCTAAGTCAATTTCTTCACAATATCCAAATGGTCCTGGGTATTTGTTTTTTGAAACCTTAGATGGATTTAATTTTGTAAGTGTAAATAAATTATTGAATAGTTCTAATGGAAATGTTCCAGTCTATGTTCAAAATGAATCTGTAAGTGAAAATGACCCAAACAATAGATTTAGAATTTTAAACTCAACAGTTTTAGTTAATAATGACATTCTAAATTCTTTGAGAATTGGAATGTATGCATCTCAAAATAGTTTCTACAACTTGTATCAAAATACGGTAACATATAATAAACATACGGCAAAGGAAAAAATTTCAAATTCTTTATTTCCAACATCATCTCAGAATAATTATGATACTTATCCAGTTTTAACAAATAGTTTGGAGAATGAAGTCTCTAGATATTATGTGAGAACTTTGGATATAGGAAATTTATCTAAAGATGGGAAACTTGAAAATATACAAAACTTGCCTAAATATCAAGCAGAAGCTTCCATCAGATATAATCTTTTATTTTCTCAAATTGTAAGAATTACAATACCATGTAATCCTACATTAAGAGCTGGTCAATTAATTGAATGTAGATTTCCAAAAACTTCAACAAGTCTTCAAAATAAATCAGATCGTTCTCAAGCTTCAGGAAAATATATTATTTCTGCACTACTTCAATTTTTTCAATCAAATAAATCTTATACAACGCTGGACTTGATTCGTGATTCTTATGAGATTAATGTTACTTAGATAATAAAATGCTTTTAGATTCATCTTCTAATCAACTATTAAAGACTCACTATCTCGGAAGAGATGGATTTGTTTGGTGGATTGGCCAAGTCCCATTGCCACAGACTGGAAATTGGAGTAGATCAGATATTAAACAAATTGACGTAGAAGGTCTTTATTATAATCGTGTAAAGGTTAGAATTTTTGGATATCATACTGAAAAATGTGGGTTTCTTTCTGATGATGATTTACCTTGGGCACATATTTTAGTTCCTCCCGGTGTTGCAAACGGAAATCTAAAATCTGGCAATTCCCATAACATTATCGGTGGAGAAACTGTATTTGGATTTTTTCTAGATGGTGATGATGGTCAACAACCAGTTATTGTAGGATCTCTATATAAAGGTTCTGTAGTTAAAGACGGACTGACTTCGGCAGATGTTGAAGGAAAGGGATGTTCTGCTTTTATGCCAGTAAATCCAGGACTTCCAATTGGGATACATCAGATTAAAGTAAATCAAAATCCCGGAGGACAAAATGTTGTAACGGGAGTTGGTAATCCGGAAGATCCTGGGGCAAATAAAGAACAATCTCAGAATGGAATTGACAATATTGTAAGTGATACAATTGCTAATGAAACTTTTAAGCAAAAAAGTGATGATAAAAGTCAAGCTCCAAATATATGTCAAGATGATGAAATTTCTAAAATTACTGATGCCTTAGATACTTTTATTGAAAAGGTTAAGGGCTATCAAAGATTTTTAAATGTTTATGTTGCTGGATCTGTAAATAAAATTGTAAATATTCAATCTGAATTACGTTCAATAGCTTCACTAATTGCTGGTATAATTACTAAATTGATTAAGAAGGGAATGAAAATTCTCTTTGATGAAATAACTAAAAAATTAAACAATCTTATTGCAGATCTGTTTCCAAAACCAAAACAGTCAGAAGCAGCTCAAACAGTAAGAACTTTAATGTCGGCAATTTATTGTTTGTTTAAAAAATTTCTTAAATCAATTTTGGAATATGTAATTAAGCAAATTACTTCATTGATTGGTCAAACATTAAGTGCAGCTTCTTGCATCGTTAATAATTTTATAGGACAAATGTTGAGTCAATTATTTGATGCTTTAGATAGAACTATTGGACCAGCTCTAAATCAATTAAGCAGTTTTCTTGGAGGAGCACTTGGAACTGCAAATCAAATTTTAAAAGCAGCAATGTCCGCTGCTGGGTTTTTAAAATCTTTAATTAATTGTGAATCTAGAAATTGTACCCCCCCTACAAAATTTTCTGTTCGTTATGGTCCAACTCAACAAGATGCCGATAATTTTAATAATATTTTGAATACTTATGGTGCTGGAGGAGTTGCAAATCTTTCAAATGATTTGGGATTAAGTGATGTGAGCTACAATTATAATAATTGTAATGGAAATATTTTGAAATGTGGTCCACCTTCGGTTCAAATACTTGGTGGGGGTGGAATTGGAGCTACTGCAAATGCTGTTATAAATTCTTTAGGATACTTGATTGGTTTTAATGTTACAAAGGGTGGATCTGGATATTTTGAACCTCCATATGTTTCAATTATAGATGCATGTAATAACGGAGATGGTGGTAGAGGAACAGCTATAATAGAAAATGGTTCTGTAATTAGAATTATTGTTGACGATTCTGGAGGAGGTTATTTAAATAATGAAACATCTCAAGAGTATGGAAGTCCTCCAGTTAGTAATCCTACAGATTCTTCAAATGATGATCAATCAAATTCATATGTATCAGAAATTGGAAATGTAGTTGTTAAAACTCCTGGTCTTGGTTATGGGGATGATACTGGTATTGTAGTAATACCTGGAAATAATGATGTTGGGCAAATTAATGAGCCAGAATTTGAAATTGTCCTAGGACCAAACGGATCTATTACCGAAATTAAAGTTACTCAAATTGGTTATGGATATACTGAAATACCTACACTACAAATTGTCAGTCTTACTGGAGTTGGAGCTGAAATAACTCCAGTACTTAATTTCAAACCAGTGGATCAAGCTACAGATATTATTCAAGGACAAGTTATTAAAGTTGTTAATTGTGTGCAAAAATGACAAAACCAAAACCAAATTTTAGTATAAATCCACATCACAGAATTGATGGTGGAACTAAAATGCCAATTCATGGAACTGTAAACTATGGAATGGTATGTAAAAATGGCGATGGAGTTATTTTTGGAGAAGATGGTCGTCAAGTTACAGTTGTAAGTTCATTTTCATACGAATCTGTAGGAAATGATTTGCCGGGAAATGTAGATTCAAATCAACCATTTGTTCCAGCAAAGTGGATTCGTGCAAAAAATGGAGATATCTTAATTGAAGCTCCAAACGGATCAATTTATTTGAACGCAAGAAATGTAGTGATTGCTGCAAGTGGAGTAGAAACTGATACTCAAAAGAACGGAAATGTAGATATTATTGCATCAAATGAAATTAATATTCATAGTAGTGATACTGTAAAAATTGATTGCACAAACGGAATAATAAATGCGTCTTTGGAGATGAATATTTGCGGAAAGGGATTTCTAAATATGGGAGGTCAATTTACTCAAGCAGGTTCTGCTGTTGATACTTCTAAGGGAGTTTTGGGAGCAACTGGTCAAGTATTAAAAAATTTAACTAGTCTTGGAGGTTTATAATGAATGTACCAAAACTTGGAGCTGACATAAGTATACATGTTGGCGGAGTTGATCCAACTTATATTCCAAAAAATCCATTAAGTATTCCTGGATTGGCAACGATCAATGGCCCACTAATCGTTGGGGGATTGGTTGATGGAGTTGCTGCTTTAAATGCAAAAAAAGCTTTAGTAAATATTATTCCTGGAATTTCTGCAGGAGTTCCCGCGATTCAAATTAGTGCTTTGGGAGATGGTAAAACTCCATATCCTGGAGTTGGAATTGAAGCATCTGCTCTTAATTTCAATTTTAATTCCTTTACCGGATTTAATTTGAAAGGTGTAAATACAAATATTGATTCAATTTTAAATATTCGTGGTCCAAAATTTGAATTTAAATTGGGAACAATGAATGGACCTTCTATCTTCAATAAAATTGCCACATTTAATGCAGATGTAATTTTCAATAAAGGATTCAAGACTCAGGGAACAAATTCAATTAATGGGACATTGACTTTAACTGGTGTTGGAGATGTAGCCACTAATATTAATCTTGCAAAAACACTTCCAGCAAAACCCTTTGATATCAATCATCCATCAAAACCTGGATATAGACTAAGACATATTTCATTAGAAGGTCCAGAAATTTGTGTATTTTATCGTGGTAAAGGGAAAGGTAAAGTTATATTTTTACCAGAGTATTGGAAAGATTTAGTAGATGAAACTACAATTACTGTACACTTGACATCAATTAAACAACCTGCTACAATGTATGTTGAAAAAATAGAAAATAATCAAATCTGGGTTTCTTCTGATTGGTTTGGAACTGAATATTATTATTATGTTGTTGCCGAAAGAAAAGATTTAGATAAATTGATTGTAGAATATGAAGGAACAAGCCCAAAAGATTATCCTGGGCAAGATTTTATAGGAATTAAAGATGGCATCTGAAAAAACTCAAAACTTAAAAATTGAACTGAATAAGAAAATTTCAGACAATCTTGAAAATATTGTAATTATCAATTCTTATATTCCAGAAATAGAAAGTAAGATTGATAATTTTACACCTTCATGTGTTGGATTAGATTCTAATGTAGTTTCTATTGTTTCTAATATTAATATACTCAAATCTAAGATTGTGAGTATTGCTTCTACTGCTCAATCAATCGTAGGTTGTGGAACAACTGGGGTCACTTCAATAATTACTGATTTACTTTCTGCATTTTCTTGGAATGCTTCTTCATCATCATACATTGGAGATGATCCATTTGGATCAGTAACTTCTGTAGTCTTAACCGCAAATAATTCTGGAATAGGAACTTTTGATCTATTAACAACTAATGGGGGGAATTCTATTGGAACATATTATTCTCTCACTGGTCCTGGTTATGGAACTAGCACTGATGGAATTACGTTAATAACACCTACACCAACTGATAATGCAAATTGTACTGCATGTATTAATGCAATTGCATCATTAGATGCTCAAATTACTACATTAAGAAATTCTTGCACAACTCCAATTACCTTAGTAAATTTATTGAAAACTGAAAGAATTGAATATGAAATTCAGAGATATGGATATAATAAATCGGTCAAATATATGCAAGATGAAAATGTGCGGGTTGGAATTGCTTTAAACATTCTTAATGATCCTACATATGATGCCATCATTTAGGGGCTTGACAAATCAGAAACACCATGCTATATTATAGCTGTAGTTAATACATGGGATTTCTTTAATCATAAGATTTCCCTTTTATGCCTCTGTGGTGGAATCGGTAGACACATCGGACTTAAAATCCGTAGATCAATTGGTCGTGCAAGTTCAAGTCTTGTCAGAGGTATCGCCATAGTAGCTCAGTTGGATAGAGCAGGACTTTTGTAAAGTTCAGGTCGCAAGTTCAAATCTTGTCTGTGGCTTAAAATTAAATGACTTCCTGAGTATAAATAAACCATAATAGTTACATGCGTAATATACGATGCCTCTTTCAAGGTTAGAAAATTTTCTGAAGAATACTGATGGAAATATCGTTTACGTTGATCCATCTGGATTAGATTCAACTGATGGTATTGAAAACCAAGGCAATTCTTTAACAAGACCTTTTAAAACAATTCAAAGAGCTTTACTTGAAGCTGCTAGATTTTCTTATAATATTGGACCAAATAATGATAAGTTTGATAAAACAACTATTTTACTTTATCCTGGTGTACATACTGTAGATAATCGTCCCGGATTAAGTGTTGCAAGTGTAGGTGGTGTACAAGAATTTAGAGATGTAAATGGAAATCTTGCAACTCTTTCAGAATTAACAAATGCAACGAATTATGATATTCAAGATCCTGGAAATGATCTTTACAAATATAATTCCGTAGGGGGTGGTATCATTGTCCCAAAGGGAACTTCAGTTGTAGGTTTAGATCTTCGTAAAACTAAAATTCGTCCAAAGTTTGTTCCAGATCCTACAAATGCTGGAATTTCAAGTAGTAGTATATTCAGAATGACTGGTGGTTGTTATTTTTGGCAATTTTCTATTTTTGATGGAGATCTAAATAATTCTGTTTATTACGATTATAATGGAAGTACAAAAACTCCTAATTTTTCACACCATAAACTGGCATGTTTTGAATATGTTGATGGAGTAAATGGAGTTGGAATTGGTACATCTTCCAGTTTATCTGATCTTCAGATGTATTACTATAAAGTCGCTAAGGCTTATGGTGATAGTTCTGGAAGAGGAATTGGAGATTATCCTTTAACTTTAGATTTTGAACCAAATACTCCAGAATTTAAAATTGTCGGTGCAGTTAATTCCAATGATATTGGTATTTCAAGTGCAATTTCCACTGGGCAAATTATTACAGTTGATACATCAATTGCACATGGATTAAGTATTGATGATTCAATTCGGATTAGTGGATTTACTTCCGAAACTTATAACGGATCATATACTGTAGTTGGAGTTGGTAGTGCAAGTAGATTTCAATATAAAACAAATGCAGCACCTTCAACTGTTGGAGTAATTATTAATGGTGCAGAAAAACTTATTATTGAACCGGATAGTGTAAGTGGAGCATCTCCATACATTTTCAATTGTAGTTTGAGATCTACCTATGGAATGTGTGGATTAAATGCTGATGGCAGTAGTGTCACAGGATTTAAATCTGTAGTTGTAGCTCAATTCACCGGAATTGGTTTGCAAAAAGATGATGATGCTTTTGTAATCTATGATAAAAATAGTGGAACTTATCAGGATAATAATACAACTTCTTTGGCAAATCGCCCATTACATTTAAATTCAAGTGCAATTTATAAGCCAGGATATGCAAATTATCATATTCGTGCTGCAAATGGATCTATTATTCAATGTGTTTCTATCTTTGCAATTGGATATGCAAATCATTTTCTTGCTGAATCTGGTGGTGATATGTCTATCACCAACTCAAACTCCAATTTTGGCGCAAAATCTTTAATTGCTAAAGGTTATCAGTCACAATCTTTTGATCGGGATGATGTTGGATACATTACTCACATTGTTCCACCAAAAGATATTAATATTTCAGAAGATTCAATTTCTTGGTTGGCTTTAGATGTAGGATTATCTACTGCAACTTCTGGAGTTGGAACTACTTCTAGAATATATCTTTATAATTTTACAGGCGAAGATAATCCTCCCCCCAATGTTCTAAGCTCTTATAAGATTGGTTCTCGGCAAGGTGAACTGTTAAGAATAAATGTTTCAACAGCTTCTTCGGAAGTGAGTGCATCAACTCCAATTTTAATGCCAGTTCCAAGTGGAGGGGATGGACCAAGTTCTGAAAAATCATACAAACTTATTCAAGTAGGTGCTGCAAATAGTATTACCTCTAATACTACTTTAAATCTTGAAACAAATCATGAATTATTTACAGGAGAATCTGTAAGAGTTTTTAGTGATAATGCATCTTTTCCGAATGGAATTTTTGGAGATACTGTATATTATGCAATTACCACAGGTTTAGCAGCAAATCAAGTTCAATTGGCAAGAAGTTTTAATGATGCTGTAATTGGAACACCAGTTCCAATTAATATTTTAAATATTAATGCAGGTCAATTAACTGTTGTTAGCCGAGTATCTGATAAATCTCCGGGAGAATATGGTCACCCAATTCAATATGATGCAATAAGAGATAATTGGTATATTGTAGGTTCTGCAAATACTTCAAAAAATACAATTTATCCAGCATTTATACAATATAGGCAATTTTTAACAGATTCTAGCTCCAAAACTTATTTTAGTCGTCAGGCAGATACCCGAAATGTAAGTGATAGAATTTATAGATTCCGTTATATAATTCCAAAGGAATATGGTTCTGCTTCCACAAATGCAAAACCACCATCAATTGGTTATATTATTCAGGAAAGTAAAACCTCCAATGTTACTGGAGAAAGCGAATTTAATATAGTTACTGATCAATCTAAATTAAGAAATACCCGAATTATTCATTCAGTAGTTCATAATACTGCGGTTGGAATTTGTACAATTATAACAGAACTTCCTCATAAATTGAATGTGAAGGATACTGTAAAAATTAATAACATTAGAAGTTCAAATAACCCAAATGGAATTGGAAATTCTGGATTTAATGGAATCTTTCCAGTAACTGGAATTACAAGTGCTAAAGGATTTACAATCAATTTGAGTTCAACTCCGGGAACTTATATTAATGTATCTTCCAGCAGAAATCAAAATCTGCCAAATGTGGCCAGAAATGATTATAGAAATACTTATTCAATCTATAGAATTGATACAATTCAAGATCAGGAATATCAAAAATCTGATGGAATATATCATGTAACATGCATTTTAAATAATGTCACTCCCACGGATCCGTATTTCTCCGGAGATGAATATCCTCAGAATATTGCAAATCTGTATCCCACAAGAGACAGAGATAATATTAATGTTGATCCATCATCATCTGTAAGTTATGCTCAGAATTATAGATTGGGTAAAGTTGATATTAATGATAGAAGAAACAGCATTACTAAAGAAGCTGTAGAATATTTCTTCAAGGATAACCGAATTGGTGTAGGAATTACTTATGCACAAAATACTGCTGGAATTACAACAATTTACACTGACGTTGAGCATAATTTAAATAGTATTCGTTCACTTTCTATTTCTAGTGGTGGTTCATCTTATGGATATTCTGGCATCGCCACAGTTTTGTATAATGCATCATTAATTGGAATTGGAATTACTGGAGGTGGAGCAACTGCAAATGTATCTGTAAGTGCTGCAGGAACTGTAAATGGAATTACTTTAGTAGATGGTGGTTCTGCTTATGGTGTAGGAATGACGATGAGTGTAGTTGGAGTTACTACACGGGCAAGTGGATTTATTCCTGCGATTGTTCAAGTTACAACAGTCAATAATTGTATTGGTGATGTAATTCAAGTCGTTGGAGTTGGAACAACTGGAAATAGAAATTATAGTGGATATAATGGTGCTTATAGAATTTCTGGAATTACCAGTACAAAATCAGTTACTTATAATAATACAGTTAATCCTGGAATATTTACGAATACTTCATCTTCAGGATTCTTCTATCTTACTGATGATGCAAAATTAATTACCAATATTCAATATAGTAGTTCTACTAGTGGAATTGTAACAGTAACTACATCAGATTCTCATGGTTTATTTGTTGGTAATAAATTTACCATTGTCGGATCTGCTCAGACAATTTATAATGGAACTTTTAATGTTAAGAGTAAAATTGGAATTAGAACCTTTACTTATTATGATTCTTCAGGATATACTCCTGCGGCATTTACTGGGGGAAATGTATATGTTCTTAGAAATGCTCTTGCTTCTCAAAATGAAGATACAAGTGCAGAAAATGAAAAACTTTCTGGAAGACTTATTCCTCTGTATGCAGGAATTTCTACTACAGCACCTTCTGGAATCAGCACTACTGCAAGTACATTAACATTATCAAATATTGTTGGATTTAATACTGGAGATTTCTTACAAATTGATAGTGAAATTTTAAGAATCTCCGGAAACATAAATGCTGGATCTAATTCAGCTTCTGTTCTTCGTGGATTACTTGGAACACGTTCTGTTTCTCATGATGCAAATTCATTGGTGAGAAAAATTAAACCAATTCCAACTGAACTCAGAAGACACAGTATTCTTCGTGCATCTGGTCATACATTTGAATATGTTGGATATGGTCATGGTAATTATTCTGTAGCTTTACCCCAAAGACAGGATCGTAATTTAATTCGGGAAGAGAGACAACTTGCACAAGCAATTAGTCAAAATGGTGGTACTATAGCATATACTGGAACAAATGATACTGGAGAATTCTTCATTGGAAATAAAATTATTGATCCAGTAAGCGGTGCTGAAGTTTCCATTAATATTCCCACAGAAACTTTTATTGGAGATGTTGATTCTAGCTTGTCTGTAAGTTACGATGATGTAACTATTCGGAATACTCTTCAAGTTAATGGTGGAAGTGGAAATGTACAATCTTCAGAATTTCGTGGTCCAGTAAATTTCTATAATAAATTATCTTCAAATGCAACTGGAGGTATTGAAGCAATTCAATTCTTAATGAAAGGAACTGCATCTCAGGTAAGATCTTTAACTGTAGGAAATACTGTTCCGGTCATTGCTGGAACTCAGTCTGATATTGTTGTTGGAACTGGTGCTACAATTGGAGGATATCTTGGTTGGGTTTATACTGGAGCTACTGGATGGAAGAGATTTGGCTTAATTAGTCAAAGTGCAACTCAAACAATTATTACTCCAGATCAAATTGGATTGGGAACAGATACTCCCAGAGATTTACTTGACATTCGTGGAGGTGGAGCTACTCTTCAACAGTTAAGAGTTACTGGAATTGTAACTTTTGATAATGGTGGAAACTTAAACAATGTTACCTTTGGAACTGCTGTTTTCCAAGGTATATCTACATTCCAAGGAGATATTAATCAAACCGCTGGTATTGCTACTTTTCAGAATATCTCGCTACCAAATGGAAGTTTCCAAGTTACTAATATTGTAATTCCAGGAATCTCTACCTTTAGTGGAACTGGAAATAATATTCAACAAACTGCTGGAACTGCAGCATTAAATCGTTTAACAGTTGCTGGAGTTTCAACCTTTACTGGACAATTAAATGCCGGTACAATCTCTGCATCTTCTTTAATTGGAACTCTGAACAATACGCTTACATTTAATTCTCCACTGACAGGAACTTCGTATAACAACTCAGCAGCAGTATCACTTGGAATTAATGCTACAAGTGAAAATACGCCAAACTATGTTGTGCAAAGAAATAGTTCTGGTGGTTTTAGTGCTGGTATTATTACTGCTACTCAATTAAATGGATCACTTCAACATCCATTAACTTTTGGAACATATTTGACTGGAACTTCTTATAATAATTCAAGTGCGGTTACAATTGCAACAAATGCTACAAGTGAAAATACTGCTTCTACTCTTGTTGCTCGTAATTCTTCTGGTGGTTTTAGTGCTGGTACGATTGCTGCTACTCAATTAAATGGATCACTTCAGCATACATTAACTTTTGGAACATATTTGACTGGAACTTCTTATAATAATTCAAGTGCGGTTACAATTGCAACAAATGCTACAAGTGCAAATACTGGTTCTACTCTTGTTGCTCGTAATTCTTCTGGTGGTTTTAGTGCTGGTATTATTACTGCAACAACATTATCAAATGC